TAACCTTTTTTCTGTTTTAGCTATTAAACCTGTAAGTCCTGCGTCTTCTATAGCATTAAAAGCAACTATTTCTTCTAATTTTTTTCTTCTTGCTTCTTCGTTATCAGTTAATTTAACACCTTTAGCTAGTCTATCGTTAAGTGATTGAAGTTCAACTGATGCTTGTTCGGAAGCTAAAGTTAATAACTTTTGATTTTTTTCTAATTGCTCAATTTTAGACTCAAGCTGTCTTGCATTTAAATCTGTTATTCCTTCTGCGTCGAGAAGTAAGTCATCACTAATAGATACTATTCTTCTCTGTAGTTTTGCAGTTTGAGAAATGACGTTAAAGTTACCATCTAACGCTTCATTATTTTCTTTTATGATTTTATTTAAATCTCGAAATGAAGTATTAACTGCATCAGCACCTGCTTTCATAGATGCTATCTTAGTTTCAGCTAAATCTACAGCAGCTGCAAATTCTTCAGTACCTTTTTTAGTACCTTCAAATGCTTTTTTAACTGCGTTTATTTGTCTAACACTAGCACCTAGGTCTTTCAGCTGTCTTAACAGCTGTTGCATATCTACATTAACGTCTCTTGCCATTTAAAATAGGTTTATTATAAATAGGAAAGGCTCGCTTTATTTGCGAGCCCTAGTACTATAAGTTGGTTTTTTAACTTTACGACCTTTCATAGAATTAGTTTTCTTATTTATCTTATCGTATTCAGCTTTTTCCTTTTCGTAATGTTCTTGTAGTTTTTGAAAAGTAAAGTTTCTTAACCATATAGGCATGTTATAAACAGTATCATAATCGTACCCTCCTTTACCATGAAATACTATTTCATGAATTTGATTAAAAACGTTTAACCTATATTGTGGCGTCAGGCCAAAGAAAGTTTACCCCAATTGGGATATCTACCCCTCCTTCCGGGCCGTTGTCAGGATAGAATGTCATATCTACATCAGGCTGAAAGTCTCTAAGGTAGTTTCTAAATGCTCTAGAATCTCTAGCTAGAAATTCATTATCCACAAAGGCTCTAATATTTTTCTTATCAGTGTCTCCATCTATACCTATAATTACATATTTAAGACGTGTTGACATTTCCGCTGACGATTCTTTATTGATCTTTTTTAGACCTTTAATTTCTTGGTCAATTTTAGTTTCATCTCCATGAGTAAGAATTTTAAAGGTAACTACTCTTTTTGTATTAGGTAGTGTAAAATCGAAAGAATTAGATTTAGCTTTTTCAACTTCTACATTTAGAGGTTTATTATTAAGTAGAGATAAGTCAATAGTTTGCTTTTCAGCTCCATAAGTAAATTCATAATCTTTTCCGTATCCTAAAATTCTAGCTGCTACAAGTAAAGCATTTTTATCACCTAAAAGTAATTCATTATAATCAATAGATTTATCTACTATTAATGCTTTTATCAATTTATCAATAACTATACCTTTTTCTATATAATTTTGATTAGTTAAAATATCTTCTTCCTTAGCAGTCATGTACTTCATTTCTATAGTACCACTAGCAAGGGGAGATTCTTTCGGGTAAAGTTTACCTTGAGACGGTAAATCTACTATTTCTGTGGGGAATTTTTGTTTTTGTTCCATAAATTTGATTAATTAAAACTAGTTCTAAATATAAATATACGAAGAATTATTTTTTAAAACAACAAAAGCCCGAAAAAATTCGAGCTTTCTGTTATATTTAAGGCTGTATTAGTAATTTAAGACGCAATAATCCATTGCAATTGTCATAGACAATTCTACTGCATCAGGTGCTGACCAATCAAAATCTCCTTGTGCCATTGTTTTGATGAAAGCTCCTTTAATAATCCATTCCGAAACAACATCTCCTACTGGTCCTAATACGTTAAGAGTCAAATCTTTTTTGTAAAAGTCTGAATACCCAGCTCTACCAGTTACTGATTCGTAAGATAGTCTTGCCCATTCCATTACTGCTTGTGCTCCTGAGGGTGTAATCGGGTCGTAAAGAGTCATATCCATATCATTCCATACTCTTTTTCCTCGTATCTTACGATAAGAATTGATATGATCTAATACTACCTCTCCATCTTCAAAGCTTGGAGCTGATACTGTTTTTACCATGAAAGAAGGAATGTTATCCATATACATGATAAATCTATTCTGTACCTTCGGTTCGAAGGCTCTAAACATAATTTCGTTTGGATCTAATACTGCCATTTTATTTATTGTTTATTATAAATATCTTATTTTTAAATTATCCAGCAAATGTTGCTCCTGTAGGTTCAACTGTAAAGTCTAGGACTATAAATTCTGCAGTTTTAGCTGGCTGAATAAAGATTTGACCTATTAGTTGATTTCTATCTACAACGTCGGCTGTATTGTTAGTGTCGTCCATTACTACTCTAAAAGCAAATAGACCTTGTCTCTGTACTACTGATTCTAAGAACGGGTTAACAGTAGCTAAGAATCTATTACGAGTAGTAATAGTATTTTGTTCAAATACTAATGTTCTAGCTTGATCACCAATAAATTTCTTCAAATTAATTAATAATCTTCTAACATTTACTCTGTCTAAGGCAGAAGCTTTAGTTTGTAAAGTTTTCTGACCAAATACTGAAATACCTTGACCAGGGAAAGAAGCTATTGGATTGACTTTATTAGTATAAAGAGTATCTCTTTGTGTTCTAGTTAATCTTCTTTCAGCTTGAATAACTCCAGTAATTCCTCCTCTTACTAATCCTGCTGGTGCAAACCAAGGTGCTGCACTATTGTCTGTAAATGCATATACTCCTGGAATTACAACCGATGCTGGAACGAATTCATTTCTACCAGTTTCAGCTTGGGTTTGTAACCAAGGCCAGTAAGAAGCTGCGTAAGAACTGTTAATTATACCTGACTGTGCTGTTGCGTTAGAAACTGTTGAGCCGTAATCTACTAAATCTACAACTGCAATTGCATCTCCTCTTGTTTCAGCTAATGAAATTAAAGCATTTATAGGAGTAGCATGACCAGTTAATTCGAAAATTAAACCTGGTGCAGAAATAATATTGAATACGTATTCTTCTTGATTTTCTAATACTGATATAATATCGGAATAATCAGTAGGTTCTAAACCTTGAGTATTATCACTACTAATATTAGAAAAATATGAACTAGCTTTTCCAGTTCCGCCAGCATTTTGGAATAAATCTCCTGTAGCACCAAAGAATGACCCTGATCCTACTGCTGGTAAAGAAGCTGAGTAAGAAATATTTTGTGCATCTAATTCTACAGTTAATCCGTCATTACCTAAGTAATTTATAGTAGGAGTATTTACTGCTGATACTCTAACAAAATTAGATTTATTAACGTATGAACCTGAAACTGCTATATATTTTGATCCATCACTATCTGTAGTGATATTTTTTACTTGATTACCTATTACTTTTTCAATATAATTAGGAGAATTAGGATCTAAAGATATATTATTAAATGTTTCTAATATAGTTTTATTTTTTAAATTATCATCTCCTTGTCTCACAGATAAGGTAAATGTTCCTAATCCTGTATTAACGTTAGATACTTCCCATCTTAAATTATCAGCAGAACCTGACATTAAGGAACCATCACTATTTTGTTTTCCTCCGTCGCTTGCAATTACTGCATTATTGTATAATGTACCTCTACCTATAGTTTCTAAAGCAAATGGATTAGTAGTAGCTGTTACTGTATTTGTTCCACCAGCTGTAGTAAAGATAGTTGTACTATCTGAGTCAAAGTTTGCTCCTCCTGGTAATCTAGAACCTGAAGCAAATACTATGCCGTTAAAGTCTGTACCGGCAGATGAACCTGAGATTACTAAACTTGTAGATCCGCTAACACTAGCAGATACAAAACTAGATAAACCTGAAGCGTTATTAATAGCATCTACTATATTTGAAACTGAACCAGCCTCATTAGAGCCTGTAGAAAAGAAAAATACTTTACCATCTACATCATCTGCAGGAACTGGGTCCGCTGATGCTATGAATCTATAAGTTAAATTTCCTGATCCTACATTTGATAATCTAAATTCTTGATTATCTACTGCTGGACCTGAACCTATATTCAAATCGTGAGATCCGACTGCAAAAGTATCACCAGTATTGGTTTGAGTATTAGTTATATTA